CATGCGCAAGGAACTGGCAGGGGCACGACGCGGCACGATCCGGGCAACCCTGGGCTTCGGCGCTATCTGCGCGGGGCTTGTTTTCCTTGCGATAGGCTTTGGCCTCTGATACGCTGAGCGGGCTACGGGCCGTTGGGTGCCGTCTCCCCGGTTGGGGAAATAGCAGCGAGCGGGTGGCAGGTCTGCCCGCTCGCAAACTAACCGGGTTAGTCGGTCATCCGTTAGCAACAAGCGGGTTTGATGTTAACGAAACCCGGTTTTGTTAACAACAAAGGGAGAGACGACATGAGGGAAACGCTGGACGCCATCGCGGAAGCGTATTTTCGCAAGGCCGATGTCTTTTCGATAAGGGCTATGCTGGCACTCGCTAAGGCTCTGGAGGAAGCCCATAGGCTGGGCTGGGATGACGCCGCGAGACATTACGAAACCGAGGAGGACACCTTTCGAAAATATTCATACCCGGAAGCCTACAAGGAAGGGGTGGATGCTGCTAAGGCAAAAAAGCGTTATCACGAAAACCCCTATCCTTATGGAGCGCCGGAAAATGACTACTGGCGCGATGGCTTCTATGACGCAGGGGGCTATCAAGCAAAACCGCCGATTGGCTAAGAAAACCGCTCATGCCCGTCGAAAACCGTTCACAAATGCCGGTTGACATGGTGTCGGGGTATGGTATGAAGGGGCATCAGCAAGGGAGAGACAGAGATGACCAACGACAAGATCAAAGAAACCATCGAACAAACGGGTTCCATAAGCGTCCTGTGCCTTGGCCTGACGCAAGCTAACCGCAGATGGCTTTCCGCCCAAGTGAAGCGTGGGACGTATTGGGTATGGTGGGATTACAGTTACCCAAAGCCGGTCAAAAACTGGATACTTCCGCCGGATCGTGGGGGACTATGGCGACTTGCCGCAAGATAAGGCTGGCAATGTCATAATCAGGAGGCGCGACGGGTCAAACATTCGCGCCTCTTTACTTGTCAAGGCACATTCACCATAATGCGCTCGAAAGCGAGAGTGCAGGCTATGGTCAATCCAAATCCAGTTCCGCCGCCTGTTGAAACCCGATGGAAGCCGGGAACGTCTGGCAATCCGGGCGGGATATCGCGCGAACGCCGCAGGCTTATCAATGAAGCCGCAGAAATCGCCGCGCGGGTGTTGCTGGCTCAGATGCAAGCCGTAGAGCAGCAGGCGCAGATGAGCGCGGGCGAGACAATTACCGCAGACGTTCACCGCGTGGTGAAGGACGTGCTGGACCGCGCGGATGGCACGGCGAGGCAGTCTCTGGATCACACGTCAAGCGATGGCAGCATGTCGCCGACGCGGATCGTGATCGAAGCCGCAGATGACAACAGCGCGGATTAGGCTACCGCCAAAGGTTCTGCCTGTCCTGTCGCCTAATCGCGGTTCGGCCAGGTATCGTTGCCTGTTCGGCGGGCGCGGATCGGGCAAGTCCTACAGCGCAGCTATCATGGCGGCTGTATGGGGATATGCAGAGCCAATGCGGGTGCTTTGCGTCCGAGAGTTTCAGGCCAGCATCAAGCAGTCGTTTCACGCGGAGTTGAAGGCCGCGATTGAGGCGCATGACTGGCTCGCCGCTCACTATGACGTGGGCGAGGACTATTTGCGCGGATCGAACGGGACGGAGTTTATCTTTCGCGGCCTGCGGAGGAACGAACAAAGCATCAAGTCTCTGGCCAAGATTGACCTGACCATTGTGGAGGAAGCTGAGGATATTCCCGAAGCGGCATGGCTTGCGCTAGAGGCTACGGTATTCCGACAGCCTATGTCAGAGCTATGGGCGATATGGAATCCGCAGACAGAGAACAGCCCTGTCGATAAGCGTTTCCGGAAATGGAAACCGGACGGGATGCTCATTGCGGAATTGAACTGGCGGGACAATCCTTACTTCCCGGCGGGGCTTGAAGCCTTGCGCAAGGAGCAAGAGCAGAACCTCGATCCTGCTATCTACGCGCATATCTGGGAGGGCGCGTATCTTGCTCAGGTGAAAGGCGCATACTACGCGGACCATATCAACAGAGCGCGTCAGGAAAACCGGATCGGGTTCTTTGCCCGTCACAGCATGAACAAGGTCCATGCGGTTTGGGATATCGGGTCAACCTCGACGGCGGCGGATGCGACCGCGATATGGATCGTGCAGTATATCGGCGAGGAGGTCCGGTTTCTGGACTATTACGAGGCCGTCGGGCAGGAGTTTGCCGCGCATGTCGGATGGTTGCGGGGGAACAACTGGGGCGATGCGGTATGCGTCTTGCCGCATGACGGGGCAAGGCATGACGCGGTGTATAGCGTCACGCCGGAGAAGTTCTTGCGCGAGGCGGGTTTCCAGACTGTCGTGGTGCCGAACCAAGGCAAAGGCGCGGCGATGCAACGGGTGCATGCGCTGCGCGGTATCTTTCCCCGGTGCCGGTTTCATGAGGAGCGGACAGAGGCGGGGCTTGCGACCTTGGCGCTGTATCATGAGCGCTTTGACGAGGAGCGCGGTATCGGGCTGGGGCCAGAGCATGACAAGACAAGCCATTGCGCCGATGCTGCGGGGCTTGCAGCGGTGTATGCATCGCAGGCCATGAATGCGGGGCAGGCAAAGCTACCGCCGCTCAAGCGCAATCTGCGGGGCATTGCATAGCGCCGCGCTAGGTTTTGTGTTAATGTCCCGGCAGGAGGCGACATGCAGTATCGCGGGCTAATGGACGGAAAGAGCTTCGGGCCTATTGCTGGCCTGTTCGATGCTATTGGCGTCAAGCGATATGGCGCGGGGGATAACCGGGAAGCGGTTGGCCGGACGCTGGACGAAATCCTTGCGCAGATTAACCGGCCAGCGACTGCGGCGCGACCTGCGGAAAGACGCACGGCGCGTCCTGTTGCCCGGTCGGTGAGTGATGTGTCGCGGTTTCTTCCGCCCGAGCCGGTCACGACAACATCGCTTGATCGCATGAGCACGGAGGATTTGATCCGCATGATTGAGGCAACGCTGAGGAGGGTGGGCTAATGCCGCTCAAGAAGGGCAGTTCAAAGAAAACCATCGCCCAGAACATCAAGGCCGAGATGGCCTACGGCAAGCCTCAAAAGCAGGCGGTTGCGATTGCCATGTCGAAGGCTAAGAAGAAATGACGCTGGCAACGTATAGCGACCTTCTGGCCGCGATTGCGGACACTCTCAACCGCGATGACCTGACGGCGGTAATCCCGTCTTTCGTGGCGATGGCGGAGGCGCGGGTTAACCGGGATGTGCGTCATTGGCGCATGGAAAAGCGGGTGACTGCGCAGCTTGATCTGCAATACAGCACCTTGCCCGGTGACTTTGTGCGCCCGATCCGCTTGCAGCTTGTGGCGGGTGGCGAGGTCAAGCCGATCAGCACGGCGCAGATGTTGCAGCTGAGGGCGGATCGTGATGACCGAGGGGGCAGGCCGGAGCACTATGCGTTGACTGCCGGGTCGCTGGAATTGTTCCCGACGCCGGACAAGGCCTATGACGCCAGCTTGGTGTATTATGGCCGGGTGCCTGCGTTGACTACGCTTGCCCCGACGAATTGGCTACTGACGGAAGCTCCTGACGTGTATCTCTATGCGTCTCTGGTGCATTCTGCGCCTTACTTGAAGGACGATGCGCGACTGCCGGTATGGGAGGGCTTGGCGGCGCAGGCGATTGATCGACTAAATATCAGCGGCTCGGATGCCAAGTATGGCGGCACCGGCTTGGTTATGCGGACACGAAGGGGCGCAGCATGAGCTTTAGCAATCACCTTGAAACGCTAGTCCTGCAATGGGCTTTTACCACGGGATCGGCAACGCGCCCGACTCAATGGCATGTCGCGCTTTACACGGCAGCGCCAAGCGATACGGGCGGCGGGACGGAGGTTTCCGGAAATGGTTATGCCCGGGTGGCGGCGACGTTCACCGTCTCGGGCAACTTGGCCACGAATGCCAGTTCTTTGGAATGGGCGGCTGCGACCGGATCGTGGGGCACTGTGACCCATGCGGCGGTATTTGACGCGGCGACGGGTGGTAACATGATTGCTCATAAACCATTGCCTGAGTCCAAAACTATTGGAGTGGGTGACGTATTCCGATTTCCTGCGGGCCAGTTGAAAATCACGCTGGATTAATGCCATGATGCGGCTTTTGCGGGACATCTGGGGCGAGGCGAATACCCCGGACGACTATTCGGATAGCCCGTATGAGGCTTTCATAAACCAATTCGGGCATATTGCGCTCGGGGCTTTCGTCTGCGCGCTGGTGGTGTCGGTTTATGGGGCGATTGCGGGCGAAATGCCGTCGCGCGTGGGTGTGTTCTTTTCGATCCTGGTGCTGTATTTTGTGCTGATTGAGTGGAAATTGCAGGGGTATCGGCCTTCGGACAGCATCACGGACGCGGCCTTTGTCGGGATCGGCGCGGGCTTGCCTCTGGTGGCGATGGAGGAGGTCCGGGTCTGCGGGCGTAGGTTGCTGGATTTGAACGAGGGCGCTGCGCTGGTGGTGCTGATTGGCGCGGCGGTGGCGCTGTTTTCGCATGTCGCCTTGATCGTCAGGCGGCGCAGGCTTGAGGGATCGTGATGGCGCTGAAACTGGCAGATCGGGTCAAGGTATCGACGGCGACCACGGGCACGGGGACGGTGACGCTTGGCTCGGCGGTGGCCGGGTTTCGGACCTTCGCGCAGGGTGGCGTGGCGAATGGCGAGACTGTCCGGTATGTGATCGAGGACGGCACGGCTTGGGAGATCGGGTCGGGCGTTTACACGGCCTCGGGCACGACGCTGACGCGGGTG